TATTTTCTTGTTAAGTCCAATAAGAAAGAGCCCATAAAAGGGCTCTCTTAATATTAGTGACTTACAAGCTCTTGCTAATTTATCTTGTATATCCATTATAAATTATTTACTATTTTATCTATTTCACGTTGATCTTCTTTACTAACTGGTTCAATTGGTAGCTCATGCTGCCAATCAAGTTTAATCTTAACATCTTTAATAAAACTCCAAGTACTTGTAAAGACAGGAAGCATTTGTTTATGTACTTCAAACTCTATAATTTCTTGTTCAGTTCCTATACCTAAAGTATCATCAAGATCTTTAAACATTTCATTCCATTCTTTAATAGCATGGTAGTCTATATTAAACTTTTCACAAAAAGCCTGTCTTTTACCAAACATTAAAGATTTAGCAAATAACATCTTTGTAACAGATGTTATTTCTTTCATGTTTTTTATATTCTCACAAGCCACATTATAATCTTCATCAGATCCATGGAGGAGTTCTCTTAATTTTTTATATTCTTCTAAACTAATCATTGATTTTCATTGTTTTAATCATCCACAAGGGTAACTTTTTCTTGTGAATATTGTCTAACCATTCTTTTGCAGAGGGAATATAGTTATTACAATCCTCTCTTACATGCTGTTCTGCAACATATCTTGTATAAACAGGTTTACCATCTGAATTTGTAAATACTGGTCCAAACTTTCTTTCACATTCAAATATACCTTCACTGTGATGACGAAACATTCTGTGTAAGTGATTGCCCACCCAACTTTTTGTTGCATCTAACCAGTTATGTATATGTATGTAATCATCAGGACACCCACCAAACTTCTTTACAGAAGACTTGGCATGAATATTTGGATGTGCCATTAAAAGAAATGTTGTTTATTATCAGTATCAAAATCTATATCATCATAGTAATGATCTTCACAAACACGCTGTGTATGATTAATATTAACTTTCCACGGATCTTGTGTACAATCAATTATCATTTGACCATATCCCCCATCATTGTTAATCCAATCCCACTCTATGTGGTGACTTAATGTATCATAAAGTAAATCATCCCACTCTGCTTCTACTTCACCTTCTAATTTAACATCAACTTTATTACCGTCAATGTCTTCATATCTAGTTTCATCTAAACATCCGTCATCACCACCACCACTATAATCTACTTCTATTTTTGCTATATTGTGATCTTTAATCACTTGAACTGCTAGGTTTCTTTTTAGTTTTGTTTCCATTTTTAATTAACTTAATTTCTACACCAGGATTTTCCTTATCATATTCATAAGGTTCAAACACAGGTAGAATGTTTTCACAATTATCATCATCAATCCAATTATGTTTAACCATATCATCTTGCACTGTCTGTGCAGGATTTATATAATCAAACTTATGTCTAGATCCTCTGATGAACTTAAATGATATTTTAACAGGTAATTCAAGTTTAGATAGTTGTTTTCTAAACCCTTTTCTATACATGTCATAGTATTTGGCTGTTGCTTTTCTATATTTAGTTGTTGCTTTGCTAGACACGAAGTATCTTCCTGTCCATCTACGTCCATTTTTACTACTTGGTACGTTACCTGGTATGAACCATTTCATAAAACACTTTTAAGTTTAACTTTAATTTCTTTGTGAGCATCAGTAAAGCCTTTCTCTTTTACAAGATCAGCAATGTCTTTGCTACTATCTAACCACGTGCCTTCTATGTCATATAACTGCTTATATTTATTAACAGCATTATGTCCGGCAACATCATTATCAAATAAAGTTACAACTTTTTTATACTTTTTCTTAAAATTTTCAATTATATAAGGTTTTATTATAGTATTTTCTGAGTCAGGTGCAATAACTTCAATATTATATCCAAATTGTTTTAAACACATTGCATCTTTCAAAGAAGAACATATAATAAGATAAGGCTGATTGTACTCTAACTGATCTAATCCTTGAAGTTGAGGTTTAACTTTAATAAATTTAAACTTCTTATTTCTAGGTTGGTAGATCTTATAAACTTCATTCTTAGAAAAGTAACCATATATATAAGGTTGTTGAATAGTTATCTTATTATTTTCTTTAACCATATGATAGTATTCAAGTGCTTTTACATTATATTTATCTAACATCTCTGCATCAATATTAAATTGAAGCCAAAATGTTACATCATGTCTCTTCCAATCCCTTGTCATTATACCATCAACTTTATACTTTGACTCCGGTTTTAATGTAGATTGTGTGTATGTACCTTTCTCTGTAATAAATTTGTTATAGTCTTGACCTATTTTAAATACTGCTTTAGAATAATCTATATTAAATAGTTCTTTTACTAAATCAATTCTATTACCACCTTTGCCTGTTGAAAAATCTTTAAACTTATATTGACCTTTATCCACAAATATCCACATGCTTGGAGTTCTTTCTGATGGATGAAATACAGATTTAATCTGCACATTCTGTCCATTCAGTCTTTCTGGTAGATCCAGATAGAACTCAAACACCCATGTACTTGGAACTTTAGATCCATCTAATATGAGATTCTTAGTACTTATCATAATATTAATAAAATATAGGGACAAGTAAGTGCCCCTATATGTTAACTTGATTGTATTGACTGATATTATGCGGTATTCCTCCGTTGCAGGACAGCCAATACACCTCTTACTAGGTAATATTATCCTGCAAAATTATAATTCAAAATCAGAACCTGATCCTGAATCTGCTTTAAATGGAGTTTCATCATTAGAACTCTCTTTCTTAACTAAAGCTTTTACATGCACAGCACGGTCAAACTTAAGAAGTCTAGAGTTTTCTTTGTCTAATGCTTCCATTGCAATACCATCTTTAGATATACGTGGTAAGTAAAGATCATTATTTACATAACCTTCTTTGTTTTCCCACTCACGACCACCTATGCACATGTTAATAAGTTTAGAACCACCCATTAATCTATCACATTCAGTCATAAACTCCTCTATAGTTTGTGCTTCAATAGAATCTAATCCATCTCTCATATCTAAAGTTTCAGCAAGAGTAATCATGTGCTTTAAGATCTCTTGATCTCTACTAATTTCTCTACCACTTGGTAATGTAGTATCTTTAAATGGAAAAGGACTAATCCTTACTCTACCAATTTGACCATCATATCTACCTTTAGATTGATCATTATAGTCTCTAAAGAAACCTTCAAAGTCACCTCCAACAGGTGCAGTTTCTACATGTAAATGTATATTGTATGATTGTGCATCATACGGTGTTTGATCTAATGTAATAGAATTAATCTTTACTACATGGTTACCTGGGTCTAATACAGGTTTAGTACGTCCGCTACCTGCAGACATGTCTTTAGTATTCAACATAACTTTCTTATTTTTAACTTCGTTCATTTTAATTAATTTTCATATTCAATAATTGCATCTTTAACAACTTGTAATGAATTATCTATACGTGCATCATCAAACATACCGTCTGGTGATTTACAAGTATTTTCTCCATTATTAACTGTTTCAAATACATAACTTAACTTATCATCTTCTCCTTTGACAACTTTGCCAAATAGAACTATAGAGAACAAACCTTCTAAAGTTAAAGCATTATCTATCATTTTACCTACAGTTTTTGCTTTTACTTTTCTATGTCCATTCACATCTGTTGATTCTTCAGAGTGTGTAAGAAAGAATATATATAAGTCATCTCTCATATCTTTAGGCATCTTAGCAACTTGTGCAAGATTCTTTGCAATAGAGGTAAACTTATCATAACCTTTCTCATCAGCTCTATCAAAGTACTCAAAGCTGGACATGTATTGCCAGTCATCAACTACTAGATTTTTTATATGAGGCATCTTATCATTAACATGCATCATAGCTTTCATAATCCCTGCAGCTGTAGCTGTAGTAGCCATGTTACCTTTAGGATTATCTTTATTTATTGCTGTATAATTCTTTTTCCATCCTTTAAATGGTAAAGGTTTATTAGCAATGTTAATTATAAACGTCTCTTTAGGATCTAAATCCCTAATAGATGTTGACTTACCTGACCCGGAGTCAGCTATAACTAATACAGAATGTGCCATTTTATTTACTTAATTTTTGGTTTATACTTAATAACGCTCTTTCAATGCCTTTTAAAACATCTACTACATCTCTTTCATCTGGATTAACTATGTTAACTGTTTCCTTTACTTTAGATCTATCAGTAATATCATTTATTACTTTTAGTTCTGCTACAGGCACAATATGTCTTTCAAATCCAGAACTACTTGTTACTTTCTCATATTCTTCAGCCCAATGAGGATTATGTTTTAATAAATATAATGTTCTCTTTGAATCTTCTGAATCATATTGAATACTAACAAATTCTGTAAAGATGTCTTTACCTTTCTGTAATTCACTTGGAAAGAAAGATACATGTAACTCATCTTTACCTGATGGTCTATATGCCATCTTTGGAATATATAATGCATTTACATTACCTTCTTTCTGAAAGTAATCTTCATGCTCTTTTCTTAATTCTAATACTTTTGCTTTACGCTCTTGTGGTGTCATATATTATCTTCTTTGTTCTTGTTGAGCTGGTGTATCCATCTCGTGTATTTCCATTCTTTCAAATGCTGCTTTGAAGAAACTCATACGTGTATCACCATTCCTTGCTTTTAGGAAATGTAATACAAGAGTTCTATCATCTTCTATTATAAATCTATCAGGACCATAGTATCTAATCTTTTGTTTTGCAGGACGGTTAATACCAATCAAGGTATCAGCATGTTGTAACATTGCATCTGAACCAAATATATCTGATTCTAATACATAGTTACCATACTTACCGTTTACTGCTCTATCCGGATTATCTATGTTCCTATTTAGTTGTGATAGACATATAAACAAACAAGGGTAGTCTCTTTTACACTGTGTAAAGAACTCACCTAATTCAAATAACATATCTAATCTGTTATTCTGATAAGGTGCACGCTTTACTAGTATACTATGATCCAACGTAATAATAGTTTTTTTACCCTTATGTTGAGTCATATACATATCAACTTGATCTCTCATTTGATTTACAGTCATTGGTGTAGTAATTTGATCTACAGGACTTTTAATTCTGTTTTTAGAATACGCATGACATTTGTCAAATGTTTCTTTATCTAATTTACTACCTGCACTACATAATTCTTTATAAGTTTTACCTGTAATAGATGAAAACTCTCTTAATGCTGTAGTTCTACCAACCATTTCAAAACTAAACTCTAATACTCTAAAGTCTTCAGCTGGATTAAGAATGAAAGCTTCTCTTACTATCTGGTCTTTGATCAAGGTTTTACCTGATCCAGGCCGTCCCCCAATAACTGTAAGAGTGTTCCATTCTAATCCATCTGTAACTGCATCATTAAACTTAGGCCATGGTGTTTGTATAGATTTCTCTGTACCATTTTGCCTAGCAAGCATATATTTTAAAGCTTCATTAAATGCATGGTATTGACCATCCCACTCTTGTTTAATCTGACTCATACTACTTTCTCTTTAAACGGTTGATCATCTTCTACCTCTACACCATCACGAACCATATCACAATAGTCTGCTAATTCTGAATGCTTTACTTTATGTTTATCTGATTTACAAATAAAATATTGACTTGTTTTCATATACATATAGTCTTTTTCTCTATATTCATTAACATACATAACAGTTGCATGTGCAACTTCATCCCATGTATAATCATAAGTATCAAAGAACCATCTAAATGCATTTTCTAAAGTTTTTACATTTTGTCTACCTGGTTTACCACTTGGTAGTTTACCTGCAGGAAATGCTTCTCTATATACTTTAAGCATCTCTGCATAACCTTTACCAAGTAACTGTGTTGTAGTTCTTTTCTTTGCTACTCTAAAATACTGATCATACTTAACACAAAGACTTTTACCTTTTGGTGTCATATAATACTTTGCTCCTTCTTTAAATGCTAATAAACCCAACTTAATTAATGCTCCCACATCATCTTGTTTAGTTTTTATAGGAAAAGAAATTTTATTCTTAATCCCGTACAAGAGAAGTAATTGGTTGGGTGTAAGCTTGTCCTTTAATATCTTCTGGAATAGTTCTAACATAATTTCTAATATTTTCTTTTAATTTATTGTAGGCTTCACAGAACATATGATCACCAATGTCTAATAAACTTTGTGATTGTCTTATACCATGTAATACGCTTGCATGGTGTTTATTAATATGGTCACCTGTGTACTGTAAAGTAAATCCCATTTTATTACACATATAACAAAAAAGTTGTTTGAATAATACAAACTCTCTTTTCCTACATTCTTTACCTAAAGATCTCCAACCTTTAAATTCTGGATATAATGTACGCATTGTACTTAAGACTAGTTTTTCTACTATTTCAATAGTTTTATCTTGATGAGCCTGCTTCATTGCATCTACCTCATCTTCCCATTGCTTTATATTGAAAAGCAGTTGTGATTTTTCACTAACTAATATACTAATATTTTTACCGTACTTTGATTCAAAAGAGTTTTTAAACTGTTGAATCTCATTTGTCATTTTTAAAATATCTTCTTTAAACATTGTTGTTTTATTTAAGGTTTGTAAAGATACTAAAATTATTGTATCTTTGTTTATATAATCTTATAATTATGGCTAAAAAAAAGAACTTAAAATCTAAACCACTAAGCAAGCAAGAAAAAATAGAATCTCTTGCTAAACTAGGATCAAATCCTAAAGATACAGTTATTACCATACCAGATGAAGCTATCATAGATGTACCTATTTCAGGAGGCTTTAGAAAAGCAATTGAAGATGTATTATTTTACATCATGGGCCCTATGACAGCTGAAGAAATAATGGAAAGTATGGGTAAAATTAAAATACATTTTAAAGATATACCTGCAGACAAAATTACTCAAAGAGATAAAGCTATTTGGACTATAATGTCATTACAATCAGAAATTAACTTTCAAGCTGCTGCTCAAAAGAAAACTGTTTTAGGTGATGATCCTGTAAAAGAAAAAGTTACTGATCTTATATATGATTTAGATCCAGAAGGATTTATTAAAGAAAATAATGAAAGGAAATCTAACGTAGATTAACCCCCACAAAATCCCCCATTTCAATTAAGGACTGTATAACTAAGTTTAATTCTTGTTTACTACAGTCCTTAAATGATTTACAATACTCTTGTCCATCTTTAACAAAACATAGTCCTGTCTTTCTTTTAACTTCAAGTTTCATCTCTTGAAATGTATGACCAACTTCATTAGCCACTTCTCTTATCATAGCATGTACCTTTGCAAGTTGTGCATTAGTACCATCTTCTCCAGATACACTAACAAATATTTCTACCTTTGCACCTTCAGGTAACTCTTTAATCCAATTTTTGTAAAGAGTACCTTTAGCTTTTATAGTGTGAATAAGTTCTCCATCCACTTTTTTTAATATTGAAAAGAAATTGTTCTTCATCTTAACATATTAATTATTAAAAATATTATTATAAATACTAATACTTTAACTTCAAATCTATTCATATTAATTTATTTAAACAAAGACCTTGTAAGCTGTTATTGCTAATATTATTAACAAAAATATAAAAGCATCTTTAGCTCTTTGGTCATAAAAATTTTCATTACCTGTTTTCATAATATTCTACTATTTCTTTTTCTAACTCATACATTGCCTCTGGACATAGTTCATAGAAGAAATCAGCCATATCAACTTGTTCATCTGTTACTATGTTGACTTCATCATTCCATAAGTATACTCCTGTAACTTCAATAGAAGATCCTGTACCAGGATAATCATGTGTAGCTGGTTCAGCTTGTATATATTTATATTCTATTTCTAGATCCCAATCATTTATTGTCTTTGTATAAGTGTTCAACTTCATTTTTATACTCTTTTTCTTTTATTATTTTCTTTAAATATTCTGCAGGAGTACCCTCCCATTTTTCATTCTTCATCTGAATGTAAATGTTTTTCATTTTTCCCATCTCTATGATCTTTTAATATTAATCTTGCAGGAATAACTTTTAACATATTACATGTAGAACAAGCTCTTCCTTCTGAATTATATAGCGGTAATGGATTATGTCCATAACCTGTAAACTTTTTATCACATAAACAACAAATTATTTCTTGGTTCTCTTGTTTATCCATGATCCTATTTGTGTTGTAATGTACATACCTGCGGCAAAAGAAGCTCCTAATAATATAAAAACTCCTGCCCATTCTAATATATTTACTATCATTTTTCTAGTGGATTAAAATATTTAACTTTATCTGAATCAAATGTAGCTAGTGCTGCATTGACCCACTTAACATCTTGACTATTCTTATAGCACAGTATATGGCAAGTAGCTGTCTGATTAGGATTAAGACGTAATAAACGCCCTATTCTTTGTGCAGACTTACGCTCATTGCCATATGCATGCATAATTATACCTTGTTTTAAATTAGGTATAGTAACACCCTCATTCAACTGTAATACACAAGATAGTTTATCTATTCTGCCATCACTAAATAACTGTAAGTTATCCTCCGATGCAGTGTTTTTAGAATGATAACTATGTTTACACATTCTATCAGCTTGTGCTTGTGTATTAGCAAAGACAATACATTGATCAGCTATGTTTCTAATCAAACCTTTTGCATATGATTCTTTAGTAGGATAATCCATCATGGCTTTCATACGCATTATAGATAAAAATTGTCTTTGTTTTGGTGTCTGTGCATCTCCCAATGCACCCGTATAGTACTGATAATCAGCTAGTTCTGAAGTATACCATGTTCTTCCATCTTTTGTAGACTTCTTAACATTCTTTACTTTAGATAATTCTAGCTCATGTACTATAATCTGATAGTCATTAAGTATACTATTATCTGTTGCATCATCTACACTAAACGTGTATTTGACAGGACAATACTTATTAACCATTTTAAACTTTTCACCAGATTTAGGTGGTGTACCAGTTAAACCTAGTATTCTACCTGGAAATTCAGAGAGAAATGTTTCATGTGTCTCTAATAAACTGTGACATTCATCTAAATAGACTATATCATAATTTTTTGGATTAAGTTTATTTAGTGATAAATATGTTGAAAATTCTATATGATGTATAAGTTTAAGATTACCCATCTTTTGTAATTCATTTTCCCAAGAGTCTTTTACAGACCACTTTGGAACTACAACTAATACTCTTATAAAAGGATCATATAGTTTCATTAGATGTTGTATAGCAATTCTTGTTTTACCAACACCCATAGATATACCGAGCGTTGCTCTATTATTATTTACTGCTACATCTAAAGCATCTTGTTGTACTTTATCCCTTGTAACTTCTTTCACTTCCATATTTTATTTATTATTGCTTGGCTTATAAATAATAACATTATAAGTATCATAATTGCAAATGTTTTCATACTAATTTAAACCTATATTATTATCTTTTAATATTCTATGTAACTCTTCATGTTGATCCATTTCTCTAAAATGTTCTTGAATTTGATCAAATTTTGAAGTTAATTCTTCTGGTAATGACTCCATTTCAAAGTCATTAACATCAT